CTGACAGTAGTCCGACAGATATGGATACTGGCGATAACGGACGCGCGGATTTTTATGGAACAATGGGAATTCATCACGGCGCAGCTGATATGAACAATTCGTATGTGCAAGCATACAATGCCATAATTAATCACCGCAGAAAAGCAAGATCAACATCGTTGGCAACAAGAAACGAATTTGATCACAATTTAGCGGAGGCATTTTGGCCAAACGAAGGAAACAGCCATATAATGGCAGATTTTGACCAGAAATTAATTGACGGTGAAGTAGCATTAAATGGGTTAACATTTAAAGCACCAGTTAGATCGATTAATATGGGTGTAACAAGTAATAGTTGGGACGGAGATTTGAATCAATTAAGTACGTTGGATGTTTATTCACCAGCGGGTTATAATCATAGTGATGCAGCAACGTACGACGCAAATCATACGCGACCAGCAGGTGTAAGTGGTAACGGTGCTTGGGTTTGGGACGAAGTGTGGGCAGAATTGATTAATGGAGGCGAGGCAACAATGTCTTTAGCCGACATTGAGCAAGCTAGAAAAACTGCAGCATTCGCAAAGTTGCGCGCAGCATATGACGGGATAGACGATGAATATATAATCGATCTGTTAATGCAAGGCATTAGTGTACCGACTGAAATGATGAAACAACCAATGTTAATTGGTCAATCATCGGGAATGTTTGGATTTGCACAGCGTTTTGCAACGGATAGTGGAAATTTGGACGATACCGCAACAAACGGTTTTGTATCATTAAGTCATAGAGTGAGAGCACCTAGGACAAGTATTGGCGGTGTTGTTATGACAACGTTGGAAATAGCACCGGAACGTGTGTGGGAACGTAAAAAGGATTACTTTTTATACACAACAGATACAGACGATTTACCAAATGCGTTGAGAGACAGCCTAGACCCTGAAAAGGTGGCAGTGGTGAAAAAGAACCATTTGGACGTTAATCATAGTGCACCAGATGCAACATTAGGATACGCGCCATTAAATCACGAATATAACCGTGATCAAATATTGGTAGGCGGTAAATTTTACCGTCCAAGCAATGACGCGTACACAGAAGTACGATCACGAATTTGGACAAATGAAACAACAGATCCAAGTTTGTCGACGGACTTTTACCTTTGCACAAATTTACACAAGAAAATTTTTGCAGATCAGGTAAGCGATAGTTTTGAGATCACTGCAGTGAGCGATTTAACTGTCGATACGAATGTGGTCTTTGGAGATAGGCTAATTGAGGCTGATGCTACATCTGATTACGAAACTATCACAAACTTAGTCGATTCAAATCGAATAACTAAGTAAGTGAATAGGCGGAGGGGAACCTCCCTGCCCTCCGCCACTTTACACAAAAATTAAATAAAAGGTGATGAAATGAAACATTTTAAAGTGGGTGTTATAGACCATTGGAGCAATTACAACGCGGGCGACGTTATTGCGTTCCCAAGCAACAGACCCAGACGCGTAGCGTTTGAGGTCATCGCGAACTCGCCCATAGAAATATGGGTAGATGTCGAGTCGAGCGATCTCAGCAAGGCAAAGCTTGTGGCCAGTGGCGACGACAAAATGTCGGTCGAATACACCGCAAAAGCTGATTCATGGGTGCTTATAAAAGCAGACAAGAAAGCCCAAGTATGGGTGAATCTGCCCGATCTGGACCAGTCGGTTGAGGCAACGGTAGACGAAGAATTTGTTAACTTGGAACCACGAATACGCGAAAACAAAGAGTTTGCGCAAATGGTGGAAATAATGAAGTTAAACAAAGCGCATTTTGATGCACAAATGAAAGACGAGCGTTTACAGCTCGCTGAATTGAGGCAGCAAATAGCAGCAATGCAGGCAAAAGAAACAGTAGCGGAGGAAGTAACAGAAGATGTTACAGAAGATGAGGCCGCTACTTAGTTTTTTAAGGTGGGTGCGGTTTTTAGACCGCATCCAATACCTTAAAGGGCTGGCGCATAAAAAGCATACAGATGCTGCAATAGACCTAGTCGACGTAAACGCACACAAAAATATACATGTAGTCATAGACCAAAGCGAAAACGAGTATATGTGGGTACACCCAGATATAGTCGATTTTTGGAAGGCTATGCACAAAGAGTGTAAGGCACGTCGAATACCAATAAAAGCGTTTGAATTTTTGAGAACGCGAGAGCGGCAAGATGAATTGCACGCGCAGGGAAGGTCTAATGCAAGAGCAGGACAAAGCCCACACCAGTATGGTTTGGCAGTCGATATAATATCGGCAACAAAGGCTTGGGATTTGAGCAAAAAGCAATGGGACGTTATAGGATCCATCGGGAAAGAAATCGCAAGAAAGCGCAATCTTAAAATAGATTGGGGCGGAGATTGGGATTTTTGGGACCCCGCACATTGGCAGATAGCAGACTGGAAAAAGTACAGGACTGCGTACAATCATTGTGTGCAAAATGGAATAAAGATTCCAGAAGAAACGAAGCTTCGCTTTGCTTTCTTGGAGAATGTTTATGAAGCTAGACGGAACGTATAGCAGGAGCAGCTGCCCAAGTGTAACCTGGGCAGCTGCGACGACAGCATACTCACCCTTGTTAGGATATGCATTTAGTGACACGCTTACGGAAAAACCATGTGTATTGAACCAACAATGTTAGATGGGTTTGAGGTAAGCTGTCGCAAATGCTGGCAATGCAGAAAACGCCGAGTAGAGGATTTAGTCGGCAGATGCATTGCAGAAA